GAACGGCAGCAAATTATAGGGTACTTGGTGCTGGCGAATCTACTACTACCTGTAGCGCGGTTCCAACTTACAATGCGGCAACTGTTAGTGCTGGGCAAACAAATTTTACCGTTGCCGCAGGTTTAACGGCATATTCTTCCGGTACTGGCGCAGCTGCAAACGCAGTAACTGCTTATCTCGGTTGGAGTGCAGAATTATGATTTTCAAATGTCTTCCATTGATTGAAGGTGAAACTCAAATCTACGCCCGTGTAGATGAGGACGGTTTGATCCGTCTGACTTGCACGGCTGATTATCCAGAGTTCAAAGCATGGATAGCCGATGGCAACACACCACTACCCGCTGACGAGGCAGAATGACCTTGTATTTTCTATATGCAAGTGCTAATTAAATGGAATTATCAACCTAAACCACGAGGGAAATATGAAGTTTGAGCTTTCCATTCACGAAATAAACATTATCTTGCAAAGCCTTGGTAATGGTCCGTATGCTCAGGTGTTTGAAATTATTGAAAAAATCAAACGACAAGCACAGTCTCAGATTGACAATAACTATCAAACTCAGATTGAAAATCTAGACAATGTAGATAGTGTAGAAAACTAAAACTATCTATGTTATAACTTGATGGTTTTATAGGATAATCATGGCTACTGAACCATCAATTTTTGACCCTTCAATATTTGACCAAGCATTTAACGTTGGCTCTGTAAGTGTAGAGTTTTCTGTTGCTTGTAATGAGATGTCATCTAGTGTAGGATCTGTTAGTGCAACTGGAGACTCCTTTTTTGAAGTAACTGGAGTCTCCAGTGTTATATACACAAATCAGGTTATAGTATGGGGTAAAATAGATTCAGCAGTATCAGTAGAATCTTGGTCTGTAATTAGCTCTGGATCTAATGAAAGTTGGACTCAAATAAGTAAAGATCCATCTAACTCTTGGACTTTAATATCAAAATAGGAATTTATAATGGCAAGTTCAGTATCTACTAGGCTTAGTTTAGAACTCATGACAAAGGGTGAACAACCTAATGCATGGGGAGATAAGACAAATACTAACTTAAAGATGCTAGAAGGTGCTATATCTGGATATGTATCTATTGCCAATTCAGCTTCTACATATACGTTAAGTGTGACTGATTATACACTTGGTACATATCACAACTTTGTTTTTAAATTTTCTGGTTCTCCTAGTGGAACAGTAACTGTAACGGTTCCAGATAAGGAACGTTTGTATGTATTTTATAACGCATATGCTACTGCTTCATTGAAAATTAAAGGAACGTCTTCTGTAACGGTAACGATTCCTGCTGGAAAGACTGCTGCAGTTTATCATAACGGTGCAGACATTTTAACAATGGCTGACTATATATTTGATGTTGAGACTGAAACTCTTAAAGTTAATGATTACGCTTCTATTGGAACAGCACCTGTAAACAATAGAGCACTTAATGTTATTCCTGTACTAAATACTGATCCAACGAGTACTGGTTCAGGTACTGGTACTCAATACGGTATTTATAATTCTACTAATTTTGATAAATATGTTACCAATGGTTATGGTATTAGGTCTGCATCTGATGGTAGTGCTGGAACCGCTCCGTATACAACAACTGCCATATATAACTTTTATTCTGATGACTTTACCAAAGGCACGGATCAAACACTAACAAATCAATATGGTTATTACTCAAGTACATTAACATCTGCAACTAATAACTATAATTTCTTTTCATCTTCTAACCTTCCAAATGCTACTGCTATTACAAACATTAATGGTAGTGCTGGAACGGTTACTGTAACATCAGCATCTCATGGATTGATAGCTGGAGATAAATGCATTATCTCTTTGACGCCAACAACAACGATGACATCTGGCTTGTATAATGGTGGTCCATTTACAGTAGTCTCAGCGTCTACAAATACATTTACATTTACAAGTAGTGCTACAAGTTCTGACGCTGTTACAAGTGGTTTTGTAACTAAGACAAATAATTATGGTTATTATTCATCTGTTGATGGATTGTAATACTTAATTGGACCAATGATTATCTCGACAAATAAAGAAGTTACTGCTCTTCGTATTACACAGTCTGGTACAGGAGATGCTTTTGTTGTGGAAGACAGCACAAATCCTGACTCTACCAGCTTCCAAATTAAGGCTGATGGTAAATTATATACTTCAAACATAGTTACATTTGGTGATACCAGTGAACACACAAATGGAGAATTAAATATTGTTAATGCTGCCAATCCAACTATTGCATTTGCTAGAGATGATACATCGGTAGTTGATGGTGATAACTTTGGTTCTATTATATTTTATGGAAAAGATACAACATCAAATGCATATACAGCACACGCATCTATCATAGCTGAAGCTAGTGGTACACACTCTGCTGGTGATAATCCGTCACAGATTGCATTTTATACAACACAAGATGGAACTAGCACACAAAATCAAAATCTTGTTATAGCACAAGATGGTTTCCTATATAGCTCACCACAGGGAAACAGTAATGGTCTTGTGCAGGGTCATAAGTATTTTAGACTTAATAGCAGTCGAACTCTTGCAAATAGTACATCTACTCAAGAGATATTTGGTAAAAGTTGTAGTGTAATAGGCGGTTTGTCATATGAAGTAGAAATGCTAATGATACTTTATAAAACTGCTGGTACTACAAGCCACACTGTTTCAATTGCTTTTGGTGGTGGATATGTTCCAAATACCGTAAGGTTGTTGGTTCAATCAAGAAGTTATAATGGTACTTATACTACTATTTCCAGTCCAGATAATATGTTTATTATTAGTACTGATGTACTTACGGCGGTAAATACTGCTAGTAATAGTGCAACTCAATCACATATTGTTCTTGTTAAGGGAATTGTAGATGTATCTACGACTGGATCATTTACCCCATCAGTAGATTTTAGTTCCGCTCCGGGTGGGGCATATTCTGTAATTGCTGGTTCTTATATTAAAGTATCTCCACTTGGACCTCAAAATGCTGATCTAAACATTGGAAGCTGGTCATAATGGATTTACAAACTCTTATTAACTTTACTGGTGGTATTGTGTTAACTGGACTTGGTTGGTTTGCACATGAGCTTTGGGCTGCGATGAAAGAACTACGCAATGATGTACACAGACTTGAAGTGGTATTACCAACACAATACATTCGTCGCGATGAATTCACTGAAGGCATGAAGGAAATCAAAGATATTTGTAGGCAGATTTTTGACCGTTTAGATAACAAAGCAGATAAATAATGGACCCATTTACCCTCATTGCTGGTGCAACTGCTTTATATAATGGCATCAAAGGTGCGGTAGATTCAGGTCACGAGATGCTCGACGTTGCCGAGAAGGTTGGTAGTTTGTTCGGGCGAATTGCCCAGATTACACAATTAACTTCGGGTAAGCGTAAGAAAAAGCTATTTCAGAGCCAAGCTGAATATGAAGCCGAAGCGATTAAGCTTTATACTTTAAAGGCAAAAGCACAGCAATTACAGTTAGATACACGTAACCTGTTTGTTGGAGCGTATGGTATTGCAGCGTGGACTAGTATACAAAAAGAAGTAACAGAGATGCGTAAGGAAGCAGCACGTGCCGCAGCAGCAGCGATGCGTGAAGCCGAAGAAACCCGCCAAGACTTAATCATGGGTGCTTGGTTGATTGGTGCTGTTATTGTATTTGCTACATGCATTGCAATTGGAATTGTATTGTTTACTCATAAATGAAGTACATCCTTATAGCCATGTTGATTTTTTTAGTTGGATGCGAGGACCGCTACCGATACCCGTGCCAAGACCCTAAGAACTGGGATGCAGCGGAATGTAATCCACCCATCTGTACAGCATCTGGAACTTGTTCTGCAGACACTTTAAAACAAAACCCATGTGGAGCAGTGGCAAGATGACAATAAAAGAAGATGAACTACACGCTCTTTTGCAGTTCATTATTGGCATCAGCCTATGTCTTACGCTGACGGGAACTGTCTTTGCGGTGCTATATAGTTTGATTTTTGTTGTACAGCCGATTGATGGACAAGCACCAAATGATCAAGAGTTCTTTAAACTAATTGCGCCAATTGCTACATTCCTAACAGGGACTCTATCGGGTATTATGTTAGGATCAAAATCAACCGGAGGAAAAGATGGATCTGCTTAAAACATTCGGGCCACTACTTGGATCTATTGCACCTAGCATCGCCACGGCTCTAGGAGGCCCACTGGCTGGACTTGCTACGAAAGCACTGTCTCAGGCACTGCTTGGTACAGAAGACTCAACAGAAGCTGAATTAAAGGCTGCAATGGCCTCTGCAACTCCAGAACAACTTGCTGCGATAAAGAAGATTGATACAGACTTTAAAGTACAAATGAAATCTTTGGACATTGATCTGGAACGTATTTCAGCAGACGATAGGAAGTCAGCGCGTGACTTTCAAAAAGAAACACGTGACTGGATTCCTCGTGCATTGGCAGTATCAGTGACTGTTGGATTCTTTGCTATTTTGCTATATATGTTAGTCTATGGTTTACCAACATCTGGCAACGAGGCATTGTTGTTACTGCTTGGAGCTTTACAGACTGCATGGGGCGGTATCATTGCATTTTACTTTGGTAGCTCTTCTGGTTCTCAGAAGAAGGACGCCATGATCTACAACTCGACACCAAAGGATTGATTTATGAATGGATTTAAAGGTTCTGCTGCACGTTTAAACGACTTCGATATTGCACAAGTTGCTGGTACTATGGAAGTAGAAGTAGCTGCTCTTCGTGCCGTACTTGCCGTTGAGTCGGCTGGTGATGGTTTTGATAAAGCAGGTAGACCAAAGGCATTGTTTGAGCGTCACTTGTTCTATAGGATTTTGAAGAATAAACCTACGGAATTGGCACAGGCTATTGCTGCAGGTATTGCATATCCTAAGTGGGGCGAGAAGCCATATCCAAAGGGATCAGACGCTGTATACAAAGAGATTGAAACAGCGTATAATATAGCACCAAAGGAAGCTCTGATGGCTACGTCTTGGGGTCTTGGTCAGGTTCTAGGATCTAATCACGTAGCTGCTGGTGCAGAGTCTCCAGAGGCAATGGTCGAACAAGCAATGGCTTCAGAGTTGTATCAGTTGCAACACATGGCAAATTTCATCTCTAACAATAACCTACTAAAGCACGTTAAGAGTAAAGATTGGGCTTCATTCGCGAAGGGTTACAATGGCCCCGCTTATGCAAAAAACAAGTATGATACAAAGCTACAAGAGGCTTATAATAGGTTTGTTTAATGTTTAAAAAGCTACCAATCACTGCTGGTATCATTAAAGATAATACTAGTCTTTCGTCAGAAGGATATTGGTATGACGGCAATAATGTAAGGTTTTTTCGTGGTAAACCTGAAGTTATTGGTGGTTGGGAAAAGTTTAATGAAAATATAATTACTGGTGTTGGTAGGGCAATCATACCACTGTCAACATATACTGGTGAAAAATATCTTTGTATAGGAACTAACGAAAAGGTATATGTATCACAACAAAAAGATCAAGGTGGGCAATTATATAACATAACACCAGCGACATCGACAGGAACAACGTTTTCTATAACAATAGCAACAGTTACTGGATCTAAAGATGTCATTATAACACACGCTAGTCATGGAAGATTGGTTGGTGATTGGATTAGTTTTTCAAATCAAAGCTCTGCATATAACGGAATAACTCTTTCTGGCGATTATAAAATTATTGCGGTAACAGCTAATACATATACTGTTACCCACACAAGTGCTGCAAGTGGTACAGGATCTGATACAAGAACAATTAATTGTAATAGACGAACTAGTCCTTGCATCTCCCCAGTCTTCTTCTCCCCAATCACCGACGCCCCAACCAAAGCCTAAAGCACCAGTAGATGAACCAACTGGAATTTCATACACATAATTAATTGTTCT